CGATTTGCTCATTCTTTGCTGCTTGTTCCTCTTTGATTTCTGCAAGTTCCTCTTCTACCCTATCAGCATTTCCGGCAAACATGATTCCCTCACGCGTTGACCAGATGCCACCACTGACAGCGGAAACGGCAGTGGTCACCTTATCATTCAAATCATCAATCATATATGGAACCAGTTCTGTTTCTATGTCAATGGTCTGCGATGCCTTGCTAAACTCGGTTGGATTGATAGAGCCTAAAGCGGAAACAATGAAATTTACTCTCCGCTGCAAGAACTCACCGATAACCTCACCGTGATTTTCTACCGCCATATGTGCACCCATGAACATAAAGCGGAAAGCGGTTCCTGATGCTTTGCCTACCCCCTTCAACGTCTCAAAGGATATTCTTGGAGTGTTTGACATATCATAAGCCATATTAGTGAGTGTTTCTGCTTCAAAACGTACCGTATCCGGAACTTGGTTCCACGTCAGATACTGGGCATCCGCACCTTCACCTGTAAGTTTGACCATTCTATCCTTAACCTTACCCATGAAACCCTCTACATCTCCAATTAGCTTCAGCAGTGGGAAGAAATGGTAGTCTATACAATCAGCATAATTAGATAACAGTTTTTCCAGCCGGACACGGAATGTCTTTATCTTCTTGCAATAAGATTCAGGACGATAAGCATAGAGAACCGGTAGTTTTGGGAATCCATGAGCAAAAGGCGTTCTTTCTTCATACCCTTTAGACAAATCCCATTGATAAACCATTTTGTCCGTGATAGTCATAAAGCAGGTGACCTCCGAATCATCCATGAGCTTCTTTTTATACTCACGTGAGAAAGCAATCATTTTACCTTCGTCGTTAAAGAACGGGTATAGCTTATCACCTCTGAATGGAGACCATAACACGCTTTTCAGTTTCTTGGTGGGCTTGACCTTGCCACCGAAAGAAGTCTTTATTTTCTTCCAAAACTTTGCCCAAAACGAATCATCATCGGTAACATACCAATATTCTGCCGCTTCTTGTTCGGAGAGCCAGGCACGGACAATCTTCTTGTTTTGGTATTTGATTTTGTTGGATTTAAATACAGCCTTTACCGCATCCAGCAGCTTCTTTTCATCATCATCAGTCGGAATGCAATCCATAGACGGTTCTGTGCCGACCGTGAAAGCAGTTTGAATATTCACTATATCTTGTTCCAATGGAATGGAAATACGGTTCACCGGTTCAGTCTTATACTTTGCTTCGATTTCATAAGTCTTACCAGTTTTTTCATCGAAAACCTTTTCCGCTTCCTTTTCAAGAACTTTTCTATCCGGGTACTTCTCCTTGTCAACTATGATTTCATGGCGTTCGGGATTCCAGTCGTCCCAAAGTTTACAACGGTCGGGAAGTTCGGTCTTTCTACCTTTCTTTAAGTAGCTTATTTTCTGCCCGATGTCAGGCAATGCTAATATTTCTTCAAGCGTTAATGGCATAATCTATATTTTTAGTGTGTGAATATTCCAGTTAAATCTTTCGGTTTTAGAATTTTGCCAAGCAAGCAACCCAAAACATAGTACCTTATTGCATCCATAAGGTGATTATCTTTATCTACTGGCTCATTGATATAATTTCCATCTTTGTCCTTATCCCATACGTAGGTTCTTAATTCTTTCATAAGATTGTAAGAACGTTCCGTTACATACAAATCCATAGAGAGAATTTTATCTATTCCTGCCTTGATTGATGGCCCCGACTTATCTACGCCATAAATATTCACGCCACGAAGTTTGATTTCGTCCACAAGTCGAGGATCAGCGGATTCTGCAAACACTTTCAAACCATAAGGACGTACCTTGTCAGCAAGCGCATTTGTGAGCATTCCTGATTGATAACATAGTTCATCAACATACAAGGCATTATCTACGATACCACACTTCACGGCTGCTGAAACGTCTGTTGTGTACCCGAAGTCTTGCCCGATAGCTACTTTCTTCGCCCATTGGGGGAATTCTTTCACAATACCCCACTTCTTAAAAACCGCACCCTCTGCCACGTCAGCCCAACGACCAATAACGACATGAGCGTACTTTTCAGGATTGTTCGCTTTCATATCCTCCACTTCTTTCAAGAACTCCGGTGAAAGATTCTCCAAGTTATCAAAATACGTAGTATGGATATGAAGTACATTCGGATGAGTAGAGACTTGCACCTGCACTCCGTCAATCTCTACAAGCTTGTGAGTTTTCTCAATGTATTTCTTGTAGATGAAGTGATTGGAATCACATGGGTTCATTATAATGATAATCCGGTTCTGAATACCCTTCTTGCGAATGGAGAGCATTATCTTGTCGAACTCATCTTCGCTTGTCCACTCTTCCGCTTCATCGCAGACAAAAGTCGTAATGCCTTGAATGGATTTCAGTTTTGCTGTCTGGTTTCCGGAAGAAGTCTTGATACCCCGAAACATGATACGGCTCTTAGTCATCTTATTGACTATGTCCGTCTTTGTGGTCTTGAAATATTTCGTGGTACCGTCCAAATCTATCTTCTCCATCATTTCGGGGATGATAGACATACCGGCAGAAACCATCGTGTAACGGGTGTAAAGAATCTGATGAACTATTTTCTCTACGGGAGTCATTTCAAAAGTCAACCGCTCAATAAAGGTAGAAGCATTGAAAGACTTTCCCGAACCACGCCCACCGGTAATAAGAATTATAAATTTTTCCTTATCCTCGTATAATGGATGGTAAATTTCTTGAGGTACTATCATTTCAGCTTGTCTTTAATCCAAGAATCAATGTTGATGCCATGCTCTATGTCTGTTGGAATATCAGCGTCTTCATCTTGTTTGCGCTCAATCTTTCTCCAATCTTCATCATGGTGGTACAGCCAAACGGACATTGCTTGCAAATTAGGAGCCAACTCGCTTTCGCTTACTTGTAATTCATCTTCGCCCGTCAAATTCCCTTCTGAATCACGGAGCTTTCTTACCACGGTGCTTTTGGTTTTTATGCCACCGAGAGCCATTGCAAGGAATTTAGCCCTTACAGTGGCATTGATTGTCGCGCGCCCACGCGCTAAGACTTCGGATATTTCGGTGTACTCACTTTTCTTTTCGCAGAATGTTTGAGGCAAAATCCCTATGGCATAAGCAATTTCCTTGTCAGTGAATCCCTTTTTGGCATACGATTCCACGAGAGAAAGAAATTCCTCGCTTGTATAATCAAACTTAGGCTTTCTTCCTCCTTTACCTTTTCTATTTTGAGATTCACTATTGCTCATATTACTTCTTTAATTTTCCACATTTCTCACATTGTTCATACCTGAACTCAGAGAACATCACACTACCTTTCCAAACATAATGATGAACACAAAACAGGTTTTGCTTTAGAACATTCCTTATCCAAAGTATAAAATCGCCAATCATAATTTTAACCGTTATTGTTACCCATATAGACACGGCGAGAAATTGGCTTGTTTCCATAGACATCAACTCCTCTTTTTGAGAAATAGCTATCTATTTTCTCAGCATATCTTCCCATTATGGATTTCGTTCTATCCCTTATGTTTCTTTGTCTTGCAGAACCTAACCCGTATTGTCTTCCAGCGTTGTACATTATTCGTCTGGACTGCTGATATAACTGGCTATATGTTTTCTTTCTAACTCAGCTTTCCTCCCAATAATTAATCTATTCTTTCTACTTGTTCATCAAAAACTTCTCCCTTTATAAACTTCATATCTGGTTCATACCCGAACCTTTCGCAGAAAGCGGCTTTAGCTTCATAGGTATCAAAGGACAACACCACATAGGCATCCATGTTCTCGGCTTGCTTCTGTGCGTTTTCTTTCACCTGATGTTTGACCTCTTTCATGTGGGCAACCTTTTCGACACGTTCCAACTGCTTGGCGGCTTTATCGGCTTCTTTCTGTTCGGAAACTGGGACCATCATATCAGACAAAGCATCCGCAATAGAGTTTTCCTCTTCGGTCTGCAAAAGATAGTCGACACCAATCATATTCAAGTCTGCATCGGTCAGACCTGCATCTTTCCAGTCAATATCAGGAACAATACGGGCAAGAGCGTCAAAATCCCATGTCCCTTGTGCATTAGGGTTGTTCATTAGAATGTTTAACTCCTTTTCCTGCTGCTCGTCCACGTCTATGACATCAACACGAATGCGGTAGTCGTTATCGGGAAACTTTTGCAATTCGTCCATGACAGACAAACGCTGATGTCCACTGACTACGGTAAGCCCGGTACGCTTATTCACAACTATTCCACCTACCAATCCGAATTTCTTGATGCCACGTTTCAGTGTCTTACGTGATTCATCGGAAAGTTTCCGGGGATTATAGTCTGCAAAGTGAATGGCAGAGCGGTTAAGTTCCACCGATTCACTCTTTATGTATTTTGATAATTCCATATTAGCCATTACTTAGACCGAAACCTCTCTGCCGAAGAGTATTCCTTTCGGCTCTTGCTATAAGATTATCACGAGATTGTTTTGCACGCCTGCTTGCAGCACTGCTACTCCATGTATTTTTTCTTCTCCAATTAGCTTCGCTCAATCTTTCTGCCTGAGCATATATCTGTTCTCTTGTCTTTCTTTTTCTGACTCAGCAATCCTCCTTATTAATTTTGTTGATTATGATACTCCCAAAGCACTCTTTCAGCCATCGGGAAAACTTCGTAAATTCTCTGTAAGTCCTGTGGGTAATTCTTCTCCATCCAAAGCATACAGTCAAGATTGAAACCGACACCCGAACTGGCTTTCAATGAATATCGAACTGGTTCGGATAAATTGTGCTGCCTCATATAAGCAAGAATATCCTTTTGTGTCCAATCAGCCAAAGGATAAACCATACCGTTATTCTCGTAACCGTTTACCTCATACCCTTTCAACATAAGTCTACGATTCATACCATCAGCTTTTTTCATGCCCAAGAATGTATAATAAACTCCATGAGTAAGTTGCATAGCCTTTACCACATCTGCCAACTTCAACAGCTTTACTTTCTGATTTGGCACACAATACATACCGCCACGGAGAATATAAGTGAGATTCCAATGTGGTACTTGAACAAACTCTATTTTCGGATATTTGGCTTTAGTCCAGTTTATCCAACGGTTAATATGTTCCAAATTCTTAACGAAATACATGAACACGCAAACAATCCGGTCAAACTTCGGATAGACTAAATCAAGCAGAACAAGCGAATCTTTACCAAGTGATAAAAACAGTAAAGCCTCATTCGATTTTACCCGAATGAGGTCTATATATTGACTCGCTTGTTCTACTTTGTTCATAGCTAGCCACCACTTAAACCAAATGAAGTACGAAGATCACTGTAACGCTGTCTGCGTGATCCTAACTGTGTGGCACTTGCTGTACCTCTACGATTGGCAACCAATCTACCACCTGCCCCTGCACCATTCATATTTCTGCGAGGCCCGGCTACTCTGTTAATTCTTCTTGCGACTCTGCTTTCTAATTTTAAAAGTTAAACAAATCAATCTATATGTTTTTCTAATATCTTGCCCAAAGTATAATTCATTTGTGCAGCAAGATATTCTTCGCCTTGATGTTCGTAAACAATATCATTACCGTTTTCATCTGTGAGAATAACAGCTTCTGCTGCTTTCACTTCAACGATAATATAAGGACGTTTACCTGTATATGCACCTGTCAGAAGCTTGATTGCATCGTACTTGATAGGCTTCAATTCTACCTCACCTTCTTCAGGCAGTTCTGCATCAGCCGGATATTCTTTACCGCCACATAGGTAAGTGATATACTTCTTAGCGTTAGTTGGTCTGATTTCACGGTATTCGTGGGTTTTCTTGCCTGCCAAGATTTCATCGAAATACTTCTGTTTGATGCTTAATGTAAGAATGTTCATAATCGTGTCAAATTTAAATTAATACTCAATAGTTGCGGGGGGCTGAATCGAACAACCGACCTTCACCAAGTCAAAGTGAAAAGCTACCACTGCTACACCCCGCGATAGTACCCCAAAGGTACTACCACAACCAAAGATAACGAAATATCTTCAATCGTTATACACGACAATCG